ATAGTTGATGTAGGGGTAATACTTGGTGTTTCAGTTACACTTGGAGTAATAGTTGGAGTAGGTGTTTCTCTACTTGTAGGAGTATTTGTAGGGGTTTCTGTTACAGTTGGAGTTATACTTGATGTAGGAGTTATAGTTGATGTTGGTGTATTTGTAGGTGTTTCTGTGACACTTGCTGTTATACTAATTGTTGGAGTAACTGTGTTACTTGGAGTTATAGTTGGTGTTTCAGTTACACTTGGAGTTATAGTTGGAGTAGGTGTTTCACTACTTGTTGGAGTGATTGTAGGGGTTTCAGTTACACTTGGAGTTATAGTTGGAGTAGGTGTTTCACTACTTGTAGGTGTTATAGAAGGAGTTTCAGTTACACTTGGAGTAATACTACTCGTAGGTGTAATAGTGCTTGTAGGTGTTATAGAAGGAGTTTCAGTTACACTTGGAGTAATACTACTTGTTGGAGTAATAGTGCTTGTTGGAGTTATACTTGGTGTTTCAGTTACACTTGCTGTTATACTAATTGTTGGAGTAACTGTGTTACTTGGAGTAATACTACTTGTTGGAGTATTTGTAGGAGTTTCAGTTACACTTGGAGTTATAGTTGGAGTAGGTGTTTCGCTACTTGTTGGAGTGATTGTAGGGGTCTCTGTGTTGGTTGGCGTAGTGGTTGGCGTAGGTGTTTCACTACTTGTTGGAGTATTTGTAGGGGTTTCTGTGTTGGTTGGCGTAGTGGTTGGAGTAGGTGTTTCGCTACTTGTTGGAGTTATACTTGGTGTTTCAGTTACACTTGGAGTTATACTAATTGTTGGAGTAACTGTGTTACTTGGAGTTATACTTGATGTAGGTGTTATAGTTGGTGTTTGTGTGTTACTTGGAGTAATACTACTTGTAGGTGTAATAGTTGATGTAGGTGTATTTGTAGGGGTTTCAGTTACACTTGGAGTTATACTACTCGTAGGTGTAATAGTGCTGGTAGGAGTGATTGTAGGGGTTTCAGTTACACTTGGAGTAATACTACTTGTAGGTGTAATAGTTGATGTAGGTGTATTTGTTGGTGTTTCAGTTACACTTGGAGTTATACTACTTGTAGGTGTAATAGTTGATGTAGGTGTATTTGTAGGGGTTTCAGTTGGTGTTTCAGTTGGTGTTTCAGTTGGTGTTTCAGTTGGTGTGGGTGGAATAATATTTGTTTGTGTTACAGATGGAGTAACTGATGTGGTTGGGGTTGGAGTTGGAGTTGGACAAATGGTAGTTGATTGAACAAACGCATTCGTTGGATTTCCACTTATAACCAATATATTTGATGGATTACCAGAGAAACTAATATAAAATGTATTAAGGTGATTCCATAATACATCATTTGAATTAAACAAAACTGTGCTTAAATTCCAAGTTTCTGCAAATAATGCTTGTAATTCAGGGATTGTCCAATAATCAGAAGCATCTGATGACTGATATAAATAATCCCCCACCTCTAATGAGGTATTTGCATCATAAATTAATATCTGTAATGGGCTACCAAAACATAATGTGGATAATTCATCTGATATATTATAATATCTGCCATTTAAAATTGGCAAATCACAATCATCCAAATATATTATTTTTTCATTTATCTCATCATCACTAATGTATTCATCATAATAACAATCATCATTATTATCATTTTCATTAACAAGCCAAGCCCTGCCAGATTCCAATTTTGAATAGGCATTTGAGGGGTTTGTCGTCCCACTTGATGCCATTTCATATATAGAATAGTAGTATTGTCCCAAATACGGAAAAGACGCAACAGGAGGAACAACTGATAGGTTTTGTGAAGTACCTTCCACAAAACTAACCAAGTCAGACCTTGTTGTTGATGACAATATTTGAGGATAAAATCTTACATATTCTTTTGAGGCAATATGTTGGAATGAGAATAAATAAAATGGATTGTTTAATGTCCTATTCATAGACATAGTAACAACCAAATTATTCGTTTCACTTCTGCGAATTATTAACATAGATGACTATTAAATGAAAAAGATAGGGGGTGATTTTTATTACCCCCTACCATTAATTTAGCATTCTGTGATTGTCATAGTGGTTGCAGCGTCAAGTGAGGTTGTAATCTCCCTTGCAGGTTCTTTTTCAAATCCAGTTAAAGTGATAGTGTAACCATTTCTATCTCCAAATGTTAATCCTGTTTCGGCAGTACCTGCTGACACAGCCATACCGAAGTCTAATCCCAACATAAACCAGGTCCCATCGTTGGTTTCTACGACAACTCTCAACGAAGAACACTTTGATAATAATCTTAGTTGGGCTCTTGTTGTTGCTTGTAATTTATTGAAAACTAAATTCAAATCTTGCTGATAAAAAACTGTTCCATTTTCTAATGATGCAGTAATTGTTTCAACAAAATTTGATGTGTTTCTTTCTAATTCATATTGAAACCACGTACCTGAACCTGAAAAAGAGGTTATAGACCCCCCAGCATCAAGTGTAGTTCCACTTATTTCACCAGCCAAAACATAAGCATTTTTTAAACCACCAACGGTTTCTCTACATGCCTTACATAATGTACTGGTTATTAAACAATTTGCACATCCCATAGTATGTTATATTATTAGTTGGGGGGATTAGTCCTACCCTTTCCCCCCTTTTTTTTTATTTATGCTTATTAAGCCAATCCATTACTTACAAAAAATTGTGGGAATGCAACATTCACACCAACTTTAAAGTTAGCACGTAATCTAACCTCATCAAAATCTTGTGAATAGAACATTCTTAAACCTTCTGAATCTGATAATAAATCTACACCCATTACCATATAAGATGATTTTCCTATTACAACTTGATTTGAACTCACTAAACCACCAACTGGTTTAACAAGGATGTTAGTTCCTGGGTGGTAAGTTTTCATATCAGTATATGAACTACCAACTGGTAAATGGAAATAGTTTGAATTTCTAAAATCAATCAAATATTTTCTATAATTTGAATGAGACATGAAACAAACTAAATCATCAGAATCTGCAATATCATCTGGTATATTCACAACTAAATTATCTACTTGTGTTAAACCTGATGCAGCAGTCATAGCAGTTTGACCTGTAACTATGATACCCCCAGAATTTGATGTTGTTCCAGTTCCAAGTTGGGCAAATAAATACTTAAAGCCGTTGAAACAAGTTGTTCCAGTCGTGCCTTGCCACATTAAATTCTCAATATATTGAGATATTTGTGCAGTCTTTAATTCAGCAATTTGTTGCTCAAATGGTACAGTCTCATTATATGACCCAGGGGTTAATAATTGACCTAACCAGTAATCATTTAAGTCTCTTGGACATAATGCTTCATTTACTTTCAAATCGCACACCGTGATGTCTCTTTGTGTAAAGGTTGTTGAACCTGATGTATTCCATCCGCAACTACCGTCTTGTACTACGAGTGTGCTGTCTAACAAATTTATTGCTTGTGTTCCCTTTATACCAGGTTGCACACGAATAACTTTTGCAGTCTCACCTTCAAGGATTGCCCTTCTAATTAATATACCACCAACTTCATCAGTATATGTGGCTAAACCAGCAAGGTCAAATCCAAATTCATATTTTTTGTTATTACTCATCGTTATTTAATTTTAAATTTTAATTGTTTATTTTGTAAAGTTACCATTTCTTATTGCCCTTAATTGAGAAAACTTATCACTTTTATAGTTTTCCATTTGTGTTACAATATTCTTTGGTTGGTTTATCGGATTGCCAGCAGGTTCTTTTGAGAATTTCTCAACTTCGGAAGACATATTGTCATATCTCTTTTCCATACTTGCCATCTTTTCTTCCAACATAGATACTTTGTCTTTCATCTCTTTCATAAATGTATCAAACTCATTTGTGTTTTCATCATTTATATCAGATAAGTCAGCCATTTCTTCTACATTATCTCTTTCTTTAATTATCCCATCTTCTGTAATAATTCTAATTTTTACCTCTTTACCAGAAGAATCTTTTAACATTATTTGATGCTCACCATCTGGTGCTTTAGTTTTTGAACCATCTTCACCAACAATTTCAACAGTCTCACCTACGTCAAAAGTTGGGGATTCTAAAACTGTTCCATCTGCTAATGTTGCTTTTGTGAAATCTTTGTTTTCTTCCATTTCGTTTTCATATGTTATTTCTTTAATTATACCATCTTCTACTTTTATTTTGGTGCTATCTTCTAACTCATATTCACCTGTTGATGCTGGTAATTGTCCATTATCAGTTATTGAATAGATTTCTGAACCTACTTCTAACTCATCTTCACAAACCATCTCACCCCCATCTATGGTCTTATATGATGCAAAATTTAACCTTAAAAGAGAATTTAGTTTTTTTATTATGTTCCTCATAATTAGTTTTATTTTAATAAATATATCAATTTGTTTATTTGTTCATTATAAATCAATAAAACCCATTTTTTTTTCTGAAAAATATCCTTGAACAGAAAAACCTTTTAGTTTCTTTTCTTTGATTTGCTTCCAAACATCATTATTATTAACCTTTATCTTAACCATCCAAGTTCCAATTGGATTATCATAACCAAACTTTTTTTGTTTATCATATTGCTCATCTTCAACAATCCAACTTTCAATTAATGTTACATCTTTTACCATATTATCAGAATGCTCAATATTTGTTGCATCCAATAATTTGTCTTTCATATATTTTTCTTGCAATTGTTTAATTGTCTCTTCTGTAAAATAAACAAAATACTTTGAATTTGTTATTGGATTTCGTCTTATCATCATCTTCTGGGGAATCATAACAGGACCAACCAATATTCTTTCTTCATCATCAGCAATTGAGAATTTATATCCCTCATCTTCTTCAATAGCCTTTGACATTTCTTCGTATTTCTTAATTGTTCTTTCTGTCCAATCTAATGCTTCAACTCCCCCCCAAGCATCCATAGATAATAAACCACAACCATCTTCATATGATTTTGATACCTCCAAATCTTTCTTGTGTCTGCTAATAAATGCTTTCATTCTTTTAACAGTATTCAAAGATAATGGATCCCCCTTGGCTAATTGGTTCATTCTAACTTTGCCAACTTGGGTCATACAATTATTTGGATTACCACTTTCTTCAAAATATTTTAATGCTTTGGCTGCATTATCTTTTATAAATTGGGGGTAATCTGTTATGCTTTCTTCAAAATCATATAATTCATTAGCAAATGACATATTATCTTTTTTCTTTGGATGTTTTGCTGGCAATAAATCATAGTCAGTATCATACTTTGCATTTTCAGGTCTTCCATTTTTAATCAAATATAAAAAAGCATTTACCCTTGCTAATGCCCACTGTTCTGCTGATTTTACAAATGGGGAACGTGATGTATTATATGCACCAAGACCCCTCTGATAAACTGATTTCAACATTCCAATACTTGCACCATAACCAAGTTTATCTTTATATTTCTCATTAAACTCATCACTTTTTTTCTGTAATATATCTTCAACCCTTTGGCTAACAACTGCACTCTTTGTATCTTTGGCTTCACCCTTTGCTGTTCCTTCACCTTTTGGATTTGGATTTTTGGTATCTGATTTTGGGGCTTTATCACTTTTTGTTATTCCCCCCCTCTCACCAACTTTTGCCATGTTTTCAAAAGCATTTCTTGGTGGAGTATTACCAGCATTTATTGTTGCAGTTGTCCTTGTATCAGGTCCTGGAACACCATCTTCTGTTATTAACCCCCTTGTTACTTTGGCATTATTTATAATACTACCTTCTTTAACATAAGTCAATTCAACCCAAGCGTGTCTGCAATTATAACTACCCCTCCATTCAAATATATCATAACCATCTGGTCCAATCTCATTTACATTCTTATTAGACATACTAATAATATCTTCTCTTCTAAATACTCTATTTAGTTTCATCATCTCACCACAGAATATTCTATTCTTCTCATCTTTCGGACCAACATATTTATATCTTATTCTTAAAGTAGGGGTATCAGCAATTTCAGAATCTTTATTTGGTTCAGATGTTATATCAGCAAATGCTTGTTTGCCAACTTTTTTAACCTTAACAATTTTAAATCCATCTTTAATTAAATCTGATTGTTTCTCCCCATATGTTGAGAACATCTCTATAACTTTTGGAACTTGCTCTTCTGCTAATACATAATGATTGCAAGGTAATGATAAATCATCATCAGTTTCCTCTTTATTAAAGTATTGAAAATCTACCTCAATTGCTGGATTATTAACAAGTGCTATGCCATCTAAACCAGCCTGTGTATCATTCTCATCAATAATTAATTCTATTATTTCGTAATCCATAATTTTATTTTTAATTAATTCTTTAAACATCTAACTGATAATCCCCTTTTTCTATCTGTTGCAAATTGATAAAAAGCATTTGCAGTATTATAATTAGTTTCTAAATAATAGAAACTTGAAGAGATTAAAGTTGTACTCCAATATTCCCCATTTAAATTAAATTGAGTATATGCACCAGTTACATCACTTCTTCTACCTGCACCTAATGCGCTAAATCCACTTGCATTTGTTGCATCTGTATTTGGGGTATTGAAATAAGTTGTTCCAGGATATTTTAATGGACCACCAGCAGCACTATTACCCCCCAAATAATTCACTAATACATCAAAATCTGTTTGTGTTGGAACACGATAACCACTTGGACATATTTGATTTGAACCAGTTGCCCCACTTGTGCTACCACTTATAGCAAATTGATTATATAATAAACCATAAATAGCATCATTTGCTGCATTTCCATTAACACTTGCCCAATATTTTGTTGTTGAACCATTTGCTGATATCCAAGTTGCATCATTAACTGCTGATGTATTTGATAAATCTGTTCCATCTTGGTATTTCTTTGTCCTTAAATTTTCAGACATCCATATTTGATTTCCAATTAATATTGTTCTATATTCATTTCCATCTCCATCTGGGGGTGTTGATATAAAATCAATACAAGTTTTACCTGATGCTGAAAAGAATAAGGAGAATACCCCATGTTCCCAACTTGGATATGTTCCAGTATATGTAAAAGGCATCGTTTGCGAACCAAGATTTTCAGCAGTTGCTGACGTATATGGTATAGTTGTACCCGTTGGTAAATATAAAGTTACAGTTGCTGTTGCCCCATTAAAATTATTTGATGATAATGTTACTCCCATAATTTAAAGTGTTGAACGTTCTTTTTGTATTCTATCAAACTGTTGTGCTGATGACATATCAGTTGATACTACATAAGTTTTTATTGGGGGCATTTGTTGATTTGATATATTCATTAATTGTTCATTTATCATAGATTGTGCTGATAATGAACTCTCACCTGCAATACCCCCTTGTGCAAATCTTCTACCACCCCCTACTGAATTTATTGCTGATAATAGGGGTTTAAATAACATAGTTGAACGTGCATTTATAACACTTTCACCATTTGATAAATATGCTGGTATGCTATCACTTGTCGAAGTTCCAGGTCCATATATCATTCCCCCACTTGCTCTTTTTGTTATTGCTCCACTTGATGATGCACTTGGTATTTGTGTTTTATTAATATCTATAATGCTTTTTAATCCTGCTGCTGCCACCAATCCTGCTTGAATGAAGTTTAATGGTGGGGGTGATGATGCTAATGCTTTTGAAACAGCAAGACCAGTATTTATACTTGCTGCTGCTGATGCAAAAAACTTACCAGCCTGTGTATCTTTTCCAAATATTTCTGATGCTTGATTAAATATATCTGCAATTTGTTGTTGTTGTTCAAAGATTGCATCTGCTTCTTTTTGTCCTATTGCAATTCTTGCATCTGTTAATGATTCTTTTTGTGAATTATAATCTGCCTCTAATTGCAATTCTGCTTCTTGGTTGTTAAAAACAAGTTGCCTCCTTGCCTCATATTGGGCTTCTATGATGCTTTCTCTTTCATTTAGTAATTGTAGTTGTCTTTCAAAATTTCCTTCGTTAGCATCAATTTCTGCTTGATTTGATTCTAATGCT